CCACACCTCCATCAAAACTCAAGGCAGGTTCTAAGGCAGCAAAGAGAAGAAAGTCCTTCTGTGCTCGCTCTAAATCTTGGACAGGACCTCGTGGTAAGGCAGCACGTCGTCGTTGGAATTGCTCATACGAACCTGAGTTACCAATGATTATAGATGAGAAGAAACTTTACAACGGATCACCTTTGTCAGATAGAGTGGCAGCATGGGCAAGAAAAATTAATGAAGGAACTTTAGTACGTGGTAATTATGGTCCTTACATAAGTGGTCAGACCACAAAAAAAGTGAAAAAGATAAAAATAGATCCTACTAAACCTTTACCTGTTGCCGAAAGAAAGATGACTACACCAGAAAAGAAAAAGAAGGAAGACTATGTAAAGGGTATGAAGAAGGACAAGAAAGGATTTGCCAAGAGATATGGTAAAGACGGTGAGTCTGTGATGTATGCTACTGCCACAAAGATGGCAATGAAGGAAGCAGGTGTGTCTGAAGATTTCTATCAGAAGAGATACGCTGGTGTTGGTAAGGGATATAAAACTGTAGGTAAAAATAAGAGAATGGATAAGTCTAATAAGAGATCTGGTGACAGTAAGAAACAATATAGAGAACTACATAAAGATCTTGCCAAAATAAAGGAAGGTAATCTTCACAAGTGGTTTTCTGGATCTAAGTCTAAAGATGGTAAAGGTGGTTGGGTCAATGTAGTCACAGGTGGTACATGTGCGAGTGACAAACCAGGTGAAGGAACACCTAAGTGTGTATCATCATCTAAGAGAGCGTCGATGACTAAAGCAGAAAGACTGTCTGCATCAAGACGTAAGAAGAAAGCAGATCCTAATCAGCAGTCTAAGTCTGGAGCAGCGAAACCAACATACGTAGCGACTGATAAAAAGAAGAAGGTGGATGAGATGAATCAAGGTCCTAGCACCCCGATCAAAAATTATGATGGGAAGATGTTACCTAATTTTGGTGCAGGTCGTATAAACAATGTAAGACTAAAAGGTGGTAAAACTATTAGAGATCTTGTGAAGGGAGTATAAGCATATATAATATGCTATAAATTATTATCATGTTATCATTTCTGCTACCTATAGCATCAAAAATTGTATCTGATGCTGTAAATAAAATCCCAGAGAACGAAGAGCTGGGCGAGAAACTCATAGAAGTTTGTCTTGTCATACTTAAGAAAGCAGTAAAGCTTACCAAGACTGACATGGACGACAAACTACTGGCACAAGTAGAGTCAGCGATCAAAACAAGGTAGTAAACCTAAATAAAAGT